TGACTGACGTTCCAGACTCACTTGAAGGACTAATCGACCACTCTGCTGAGTTGCGTTGGTTGTCTGTTAAAGGTGGTGGTGTCGGTGGACACTGGAGTGACATTCGTGCCATCTCAGATAAGGCGCCTGGGCCAATGCCATTTTTGCATACGGTAGACGCAGATATGACTGCATACAGACAAGGAAAAACTAGGAAAGGTTCGTATGCAGCGTATATGGATGTCTCACACCCAGACCTGATAGAGTTCTTGAATATGCGAGTGCCGACAGGTGACGTTAACCGTAAGAACCTTAATCTGCATCATGCTATTAATATCACAGATGATTTCATGCGTGCTGTTGAAAGAGATGGTATGTGGGATTTAAAAGACCCACATGAAGATACAGTTCGTGAAAGTATGCCTGCTAGGACGTTATGGCAACAAATCCTAGAAGTACGTTATCGTACAGGTGAACCATATCTAAACTTCATTGATACTGCTAATCGTGCATTACCACACACAATGAAGTCGAAGGGATTAAAGATACATGGTTCTAATCTATGTAATGAAATCCATCTACCAACATCAGAAGATAGAACTGCCGTCTGTTGTCTTTCTTCACTAAACTTAGAGAAGTATGATGAATGGAAAGATACAACCCTTGTTCGTGATCTTATTCGATTCCTTGACAACGTACTACAGTTTTTCATTGACAATGCAGGCGATGAGATTTCTCGTGCTAGATATTCAGCAACACAAGAACGTAGTCTTGGACTAGGTGCAATGGGTTGGCATTCACTTCTACATCAGAAGAGAGTTGCATTCGATTCACCAGAGGCTAGAGAATTAAATCGTGAAGTGTTTAAATTCATCAAAGATGAAGCAGTTATGGAAAGTATAAGTATAGGTGCAGAGAAGGGCGAGGCGCCTGATATGAGAGGTACTGGTAGACGTAATGCACATTTACTGGCAATTGCCCCCAATGCAAACTCTAGTATTATTGTTTCTACTTCACCATCTATTGAACCAATGAAAGCGAATGCATATACACACCGTACTCGTGCTGGTTCACATTTGGTGCAGAATATATATCTAGAAGAAGAATTAGAAAAGGTTGGAAAGAATCATCCAGACGTTTGGTCTAGTATTATTACTAATGGTGGTTCAGTACAACATTTGGATTTCTTGTCAGATGAAATCAAAGATGTTTTCAAAACAGCAATTGAATTAGACCAACTCGTGTTGGTAGAACAAGCTGCAGACAGACAAGAATATCTCTGTCAAGGACAATCACTAAATCTATTCTTCCCTGCTGGGGCAGATAAGAAAGACTTGCATAGGGCACACTTTGCCGCTTGGAAGTTAGGAACGAAGGGTCTGTACTATTTACGAACAGAGACTTCACAAAGAGCAGAGAATGTATCACTAAAGGTTGCTCGTGATGCATTGAAAGACTTTGAAACACAAACAATGGAATCGCAAGACGAATGTGTCGCTTGCGAAGGATAAGGGTAAAGAAGAAATGAAAGTAGAAATTTATAGTAAATCGCATTGTCCATTTTGTGAGAAGGCCAAACATTGGTTTGACTCACATGGATATGAGTACACAGAAATCAAAATGGATAACGAAGAAGAACGTCTTGCATTTTATCAACGTGTACCAAACGCTCGTTCAGTACCACAAATCTTTATTGATGATAAGTTGATTGGTACATACGACCAGTTTATTGCTGTTGCAGATACCTTTGTCAAAAAGAAAGGTGGTGGATTGATGGTGTTCTCAGAAACATATAAACCATTCCACTATCCTTGGGCAGTTGAAATCACAACAAGACATGAGAAGGTTCACTGGATTGAAGATGAACTTGACTTGTCTGAAGATGTGTCTGATTGGAAGTCTGGTAAGGTAAGTGCAATCGAAAAAGAATACATCACAAACATTCTAAGATTGTTTACACAGTCTGATGTTGCAGTAGGACAGAACTATTATGACCAACTTATACCAAAGTTTAAGAACAATGAAGTACGGAATATGCTTGGTTCTTTTGCAAATAGAGAAGCCATTCACCAACGTGCATATGCACTTCTTAATGAGACACTTGGGTTATCTGATGCCGAGTATCATGCCTTCTTAGAATATCAAGAGATGGCAGATAAGATTGAGTTTATGATGGAGAGTGATCCAAACACTGTTCGTGGACTTGGACTTACAATGGCAAAATCTGTAATGAATGAAGGTGTGGCACTCTTTGCATCATTCGTAATGTTGTTGAACTTTCAACGCTACGGTAAGATGAAAGGTATGGGTAAGGTAGTTGAGTGGAGTATTCGTGACGAATCAATTCACGTTGAGGGTATTGCAAAACTATTCAAGGCATATTGTGCAGAACATCCTCGTATTGTAGATGACGAATTTAAGGGACATATATATGAGATGGCAAGACAAGCTGTGAAGTTAGAAGATAACTTTATTGACTTGGCTTATAAAATGGGTGACATTGAGGGACTAGATCAGAAAGAAGTGAAACAGTATGTAAGATACATTACTGATAGAAGACTTCTACAACTAGGACTCAAAGGTAACTACAAAGTAAAAGATAATCCTTTACCTTGGTTGGAGTGGGTACTTAACGGTGCAGACCACACCAACTTCTTTGAGAACAGAGTAACCGAATATGAGGTTGCTGGTTTGACAGGTAAGTGGGATGATGTTTACGCCGCATAATAAATATAATAAAAGGCAGACAAATTTATGAGTAGAAAAGAAATCTTATGTGATGGGTGCGAGGCAGTATTCAGAATCGCCCATAATATGGATGAATGGAGTTATGGCGTTAAGTACTGCCCTTTTTGTTCTGAGAACATCGAAGAGGATAATGAAGATGAACTATTCGATGAGGAAGAAGACGAAGATTACTAATGTCACAATGGACTTATAAAGGCGACCCTGTTGACAACCTACCAGAAGACTGTGAGGGTTTTGTATATCTGATAACTAATCTTACTAATGAACAGAAGTACATTGGTAAGAAACTAGCACGTTTCAAGGTTACAAAACCCCCACTAAAAGGAAGAAAGAACAAACGGCGTTCAAGTAAAGAAAGTGATTGGAGAACCTATTGGGGTTCTTCAGATCATTTGAATGCTGATGTAAAAGGACTTGGTGAAGACAAGTTCACCAGAGAGATTCTATACTACTGTCAAAGTAGAGGAATGCTCAGTTATCTAGAAGCTAAAGAACAATTCGACAGAGCAGTATTGCTTAGTGATGAGTACTATAATGGTATCATCAATGTTAGAGTTGGTAGCTCTAAGGTACTTAAAGAAGAGTACAAGAATAAGTTCTAAAGAAATGCATTTTTGATATAACGAGTATGCAGAAATAACATTACTTTTCGTAACATATGACAGCATCATTTACCTAAATAAATGTGAACCACCCCCAAGGAGATTCAAAAAATGCCCAATCAAATGGACAGAGCGAGCCTGAGTGCTCAAAATAATTAACAAGGGGATGCTATGCATCCCTTTATCATTTTAAGAGGAAGAAATAAAATGACAAAATGGATGCTGGATTTGTTCAAATCAAAACCAAAGACGAATGATATTGTACGTTTCATACGGACAGAATATTCAAACGAAGTAAAGCACTTACACGATCACGATGTACTTGCTTATTACGACAACATAATGACTAAAAGGAGAACCTAAAAATGTCAGTCGGTTTATTAATAAACCAAGGTTACAAACATACATGTGCGGTTTGTGATTGGATTAGTAAGGCACTAACAGGACTATTGATATTATGCATATCAGTAACAGAGTCGGCTGGACGAGCAAGAGCTGCATCAGAATTATCTCGTATGGGATATCATGCAGAAGCGAAAAAATTAATGATGGAGATCAAGAAATGAGTGAAATGATAATGAAACTGAGAGAGAACGAAAAGGTGTGTAGGTTCTGTGATATTGTTGAGGGGTTATTCCTTGTAACATTTCCACTAGTATTGCCTGCACTTATAATGTGGGGAGCATCAACATGGTAACAATTACAGCAACATATTGTGCATTCTGTGATATAGTCGCAGACTTGTATACAAACTTTAGAGATGCTATCACTCCAAAGATGGACAAGAAAGCATACAGAGAACTGCATTCATTGACTGACAGAGAACTTAATGACATGGGTATATGTCGTGGAGATATCAAGAGCATTGCAATGGGTAAAACTGTACCTAGAGGTGGTTGGGACTACTAAAGTTTTTCAACTTTTTTTAAAATAATTTCTAAGTCCTTGTTTTGCAAGGACTTTTTTTTGTACTTTTTTTAAGAAAAGACTTGACATTTGTTTTAATAACATGTATACTGTATAGGTAAGATAGAGAAAAGGAACTAAACATGTCAAAACAAAACGAAATCGAATTCATTTCTGCCTACAAAGGTGGGATTCAAATGTTCTCTGGTGAAGGGATTATTGGTTTTGGTGATACTGCCGAGATGATTGCCTAT